AAAGTAAGAGGCTATCAACCATCGCCTCTGAATTCTCAGAACCAAAGAGTCAAAGCTTCTCAGGAAGCAGACGTAATTGAGTTTGACTTCATGAAGGATGGGGAAAATTACGGAAAAGTTTGGGTCAGCATTGACGATGCACACAATGTTCGGGTCTATTTTGATGACGAACAAGCTGATAGTCCTAGCAATAATACCCCCGGAACAGATTATGATGATACCTGGACTGGATTGCTAAAGCACATAAAGCAGTGGGCACAACGTAGACAGCTAAGCTTTGAATTATCAAACAAAGATAGATTAGGCGATGACATGCGCCAAAGGGATTATTATAAGATGAAAGAAAAATTAGGCGAAGGCTACCATGCTATGGGCAAGAAAGCATCATATAACGATGCAGTTCCTAATGTAAAAATTATCCTTCAACACAATCGAGGCCTTGAAGAAGGCGAGCAACGCTATCGTAATGTTGCTAAGATTTTCTTAGAAAACCAAGATGGTGAACGGTTCCTAGCTCCTACTACTCGTCCAGGCATTGCTCGTGTATATGCTCGGCATATTGCTGAGGGCGGCGTACCCAACGACGAACGTTGGAATCACATTAAATCTATCTGTGAAGAATATAATCAGATGGCTGGCTTTGTCCGTGCCACTCGCAATAAAGAATTCAACGAGTCTGCACTACACCTCGTACAAGAAGGTGCTAATCACTACGGTAATCTCAGAGAAACACTGAGTAAACTTGCTGGTCATCGCGGATATCATGCTTACTTTGAATCATATACTCCTGCTCTTATGGAAGATGAAGACGATACTAATATCAACGAACTATTTGTCCAAGAGACAATGGATCCTCGTATTGAATCGGTGATGCCAATTCTATCTAGATTGCACAAGAAGGTATCTGAAACTGCTGTCCCCGAAGTAAATTCGTTAGCAGAATGGGCAGATAGTGTCATCAACGAAAAACTAGACATGGATGACAAGAAAACTGATAAGAAACAAGATACAAAGCAAGTTAATAATCAAGAGAAAGATGATGATTCGGAAGAAAAATCTATTGGCGCAGGCCCTCTATCTAGAATTAAAGACCAAGCAGAGAAAAAAATGTCCGGCAAACTGGCTAAGTCCTTAGGCATCCAAGAAGGTGATGTAGCCGAAATGGATAAGAGCCCAGAAGCTAACCCATATAGTGGTCAGGGACATCGCAAGGGCGATGACCATGCAGGTAAGCCACAGCACACTGCTAAAATCATGGCTGCTAAACAGGCAGTTAAGATGGCTAGAAAGACTCTTGACAAAGCATTCAAGGGCGATGTTGACGAAAACTTTATCAGCATGGCTCCTCAAGCAGTAGCAGAAAAAGAAATGGATTCAACTACTAAAAGTTTAGCAGTACCTGCTGACAAGATGCTTGAAGCTCCAGGCGCAGAAACATTATCACATAATCAATCTACTGAAAAATCAAATCTAAAAGCATTTGATCTTGCAGAAGTTGATATGGGCCAGGCAGACCGCACATTACGCCATACCCCACGAGGTGATGACAATGGTAAGATGAGCCACATCACATCATTAAGCAAAGCCGCAAAGAAAATGGGACATGATAGTTACGCAGATGTCCCTGATAATGCAGTTGAAAAATTAAAAACACTTGCTAAGAAAATCAGAGGTGGCGATGATGTATCAGAAGACCTAGACGCAAACCAAAAGCGTGTAGGTCAGCTTGGTCCTACAGAAAAAGTAAAGAACAACAACATCGGCAAGCTAGTCGGCGCCAACGAATCAACAGAGATTGATCCGGCACTAGCTCGTATCATCGAAATGGCTAGATTCAAAAGATAATTATATTTTGGGTACATAGTGTAAAATATTATTATATTATGCACCCAATTAACTTGTAAATACACTGCACATGAGTTATAACATAACTTGTGTGTAGTTGTCTCCGACAACGAAACATAAAAACACATTTAGGCTCAACATAGGCACATTTAAAAGGAGAAAACAAAATGGCAAGTCTAGCAGAAATCCGGGCTCGTTTGGCAGCCCAAGAAAATCGTGGTCAGAACAAGTCTTCTGGCACACAATCTGATAACGCAATCTATCCGCATTGGAATATGGAAGAAGGTGCTAACGCAACTATTCGCTTCCTTCCCGATGGCAACCCTAACAATGAATGGGGCTTTTGGGTAGAACGTCAAATCATCAAGCTCCCCTTCAATGGCGTTAAGGGTGACCCCAACGTTAAGCAAGTAACTGTTCAAGTTCCTTGCGTAGAAATGTATGGTGAAAACTGCCCAGTTCTCGCAGAAGTTCGTCCTTGGTACAAGGATGACACTCTTAAGGAACTCGCTAACAAGTATTGGAAGAAGCGTTCGTATCTCTTCCAGGGCTTTGTTCGTACTAATCCGATTGGCAATGATACGTCGCCAGCTAATCCGATTCGACGTTTTATTATCTCTCCACAAATCTTTACTATCATTAAAGCATCCTTGATGGATCCTGAGATTGAAGAATTGCCAACTGACTATCTTCGTGGTCTTGACTTCACTGTTAAGAAGACTACTAAGGGTGGTTATGCTGACTATTCTACATCTAATTGGGCACGTAAGGAAAGTTCACTTACCGAAGCTGAACAGGCTGCTATCGAAGCACATGGCTTGTTCAATCTTGCTGACTTCTTGCCAAAGAAGCCAAGCGAGTCAGAGCTTCGTGTCATTAAGGAAATGTTCGAAGCATCGGTTGATGGTCGTCCTTATGACGCTGATAAGTGGGGCGCATACTATCGTCCATATGGTGTTGATGCACCTGCTGGTAATTCAAACACCGCAACTACCGAATCGGTTCCGCCGAAAGTAGTTGATTATCAGCCATCGCATGGTGGACATGCTCAGGTACCGTCAGATGACACTCCTCCGTTCGAAGTTGACGAACCAATCAAGGTTCCAGAACAGTCTACTTCAAGTGACAAGGCACAGGACATTCTTGCAATGATCCGCGCTCGTCAGACCAAGTAACTTGGATTGGGGGAGGCTTAAAACCTCCCCCAATTACTTATGGAGAACCCCAATGACTACACCAGAAGACAGGTACAGGGCTCTTAAGCAAAGTAGAAAGTTGCTGGAAGAGTTATGCGATCCAGGTAAAACCCCTCGTGTTCCAAGTATTGTTCGTGACCGCGCAAGATCAATTTTGCGTCACTATCCTAGTGACTACAACTTAGACCAACTTGCAGAAAATAGTCCCGAACTACTTGAAAAAAATTCGCAACATGATAAGTTATTAAAAATTATTAGATAAGGAGGCTATTTTGGCAAAACCGTTTGACATTTCAAAGTTTCGAAAAGATATTACTAAGGCTATCGATGGTCTTAGCATTGGCTTTAATGATCCAACTGATTGGATCAGCACAGGCAATTATGCACTCAATTACCGTATTAGTGGTGATTTTAATAAAGGTATTCCTCTCGGCAAAGTTACAGTCTTCGCCGGCGAATCAGGTGCAGGTAAATCCTACATCTGCTCAGGAAATATTGTAAAACATGCCCAGCAACAGGGTATCTACGTTGTACTAATCGACAGTGAAAACGCACTTGATGAATCTTGGCTTCACGCTCTCGGTGTTGATACGACTGAGGAAAAACTCCTCAAGATGAACATGGCAATGATTGATGACGTTGCAAAGACTATCTCTGACTTCATGAAGGGCTATAAAGCTATGAATGAAGAAGACAAGCCTAAGGTTCTGTTCGTCATTGACTCGCTCGGTATGTTGCTCACTCCGACTGATGTTAATCAGTTCGAAGCAGGTGATATGAAGGGTGACATGGGTCGTAAGCCTAAGGCACTGACCTCACTCGTTCGTAACTGTGTAAACATGTTTGGTTCAAATAATGTTGGTCTTGTTGCTACTAATCACACTTATGCATCACAAGATATGTTTGACCCTGATGATAAGATTTCAGGTGGTCAGGGCTTCATCTATGCATCATCTATTGTTGTTGCTATGAAGAAGCTCAAGCTTAAGGAAGACGAAGACGGCAACAAGGTGAGTCAGGTTAATGGTATTCGTGCTGCTTGTAAGGTAATGAAAACTCGTTACGCAAAGCCGTTTGAATCTGTTCAAGTCAAGATTCCTTACACAACGGGCATGAGTCCTTACTCAGGTCTTACTGATATGTGTGAAGCATTGAAGATGCTCAACAAGGAAGGTAACTCACTCGTATATTCTAAGCTAGATGGAACTATCATTAAGAAGTTCCGTAAGGGTTGGGAAGCAAACGATGATGGCTGTCTTGACGCTATCATGGATGAGTTTGAAGCTAAGACTTCAATCAAGCATACCGCTCTAATCGAAGAAGAGGAAGTTGCAGAATGAGCTTATCTCTTATCAATGAAGTTTGGAAGCTATTGAAGCCGAGCATCGAAGCAGGTGATACTGACGGTGCTGCTGAAACTCTAGTCAACTATCTCGTTGAAGAAGAGGTTGCTTCTGCACATGAAATTAAGGCAGCGTTTCGAGGCGACAAGGATATCAAGGACGCACTGGACTTTTACTTAGAAACTCCAGAAGACGGTCATTATCACGAATCAGATGATGATGACTTCTTTGA